TTTTGTAATTGTCAGTGAGAGTCAGCGCCTTCGACGGGTCCTTGACCGCGATAGCTTGCAACCGCGCCGCCGTCGCTTCGGCCTTGGCTTCATCGATTGTTTGTTTGGTGATGGTCGGATCGTCGCCGTATTTTAGCTGCGCCTCCTTCACCCGGAAATTTATCAGGTCCGTGGTGTTGTGTTTGAACTGTTCCAAGTCATCGGGATTTCTCGCGATGCTCGCCAGCGCCAAATCCGAACCCGTCGCATTGACGTTTCCCGCCCACGACTTCCATTGCTGATCGGCATGGACTCCGGTTCGCTGTTCTGAATCAGCATACATTCGCCGCGTCTGCGTATCGTATTCAAGTTTCTCCTGCGGCGATTTGAGGTTCTTTGCTCCCTCTTGGCGCAAGTCCTCAAGCTGCTTGAGCGTCGCGTCGCGCTGATCGGAAGCGGCACGTCCTTGCAATCCATAATAACCAGTATCCGGAACAGGTTTTCCGTCAGGCCCAATCGTCGTTTTATCGGGATCGCCATAGAGGATTTTATTATGATCTGTAACCCAATGATTGACCTGATCGTCAACGTTGATCTTGCCGACGAACTGAGAGATATCGAAGATATTAGCGGCGGCGCGTTCCGTACCTTGGCCGAGATTTTCTAATCCCTTCGCGACCAAGCCACCTTTTTCTTCGGGATTGGCTTGCTCGTGTTGATAATCGTCCGGCGCCCTAACTTCGGGCGTGACGGTCGGCACTCCTTCACCATAGGGAACGTTTGCCATGGGCTACGTCGTTGCTGTCGTGCCGGTATTGCCGAGTTGCGACCATTTCAGACCGAGCGACGATGCACTTCCGAGCAAACCTCCGGCCGCACTCAGGTCCGCACCGATGGGTGCCTGTTCGGCTTCCTCGGTTTCAAGCTGGGACGTAGCCTGGAATCCCGTCGCTTGGGAACGATAGCCGTAAGCCTGCAACTCCGCATTATTGAGCACGGTTTCGGAATCCAGTTCTCCGGTCTCGCGTTGGGATTTCTGCACATCGACTGCGGAGCCCGTATTCACATCAACGCCGCTCGCCGCCTGTGTGGCTTTGATCTTGCCGCTTACCGCTGCGTTCTTCCGGCTTTCGTTGCTCGCCGCTTCTTGGCCTGCCGCAACGGAATAAGCCGCATTCTGATTGGCGATGGTCGCGTTGTTCGCCGCCACCGCCGCATTATAGTTGGCCGCGTTCGCCTGCGCCTGCCCCGCCTCCGCAGTCCCATAAGCCGAGATTCCAGCGCCGGCAATTCCAGCGATCAAAGCAAGCGGCGCGGCAAAAGCCATCAGGCGGCCTCAAGACGATAAGAGACAACGGTACTCACGCCGCGGCCAAATGCGATACGGGATTCAGTCTGTTTGAATGCCTCAAGGATTCTTCGTCTGCCATACCGCGAGGATGACGACGGCGAATAGGCAAAAGCATCCGCCGGAAATAATCCGAGAAACGCCGCAAATCTCTTTGAGGATTCATCACCATCAAGGATCGTGGTCACAAGCTCGCGCTTGACCTCCATGATTTCGTCAAGCTGGCGCCGTGCTTCCTTGACGATGGCAACGGGATATTTCATCGCCTTGTTTGATAGTGCCAACCAAACAAATCCGACTGCCGACAGAGCGTCACCCGTCACGCCGCCAAGTCCCGCGAGATCGCCGTCGATCAACCACCCACGACGAAACGACGATTGATCGAACTTGTCCCGCAGCTCCCTGTGCGAATCAATTCCGATCATCGCGATAGCCTGCGCGTGTTCGGAGCGCAGCAAGCGCGCCATCCGGCCACAGTGCCAAGGCTTTGCGTCAATGATCTGGAATGTCGTCATTGTTTGGTAGGATTCATGTCGTGGTAGTTCATGCCGCTCTTGTTCTCAGGATCAAGTGCCTGTTGCAACAGCATGACACCCTTGGTCGCGTGCGCGATCATATAGAACAAAAGCTCGCGCTGCTGCGAATTCGGCATCCTGCGGAATTGTTCGGCCTGCTCTTTCATGTCGGGCGGCGAAAGCCGCTGGTATTCGCTCAGAATCCCCGCTGGCGACAACGGAGGCAACAACGCCGCTGTGACCGATGACGCTTTCCCGTTTCGCTCCCCGCTCATGATGCAAACCCTATTTTTCCTGCTGTTTTTTCGGCCATTGCGTTTGTGCAGTATCGCCCGGAAGAATCTCAGGATAGAGCGAAAGGATGTTCATGGGTAGTGGTGAATCCTGCTGCAACGCGACTTGTCCAGTGGTCGCAATGCCTCCCCCCGTAGGAATGCGGATATCCCCCGTAAATAGCGGCGTGGTCAATGAGTTATAAGGAGGACGCGGCCGATTCGGAGCCCCAGCATAGATCACTCTAGTTAATCCCCCCGCCCCTTCATTCCAAGGCACCGAGACCGGCATAGGCGATTGCGTCGAAGCGTCAGGCTGATTCGTGCCCATTCTAATTCCAGTCCCGCCAGAAGCCTCAAGCCGCACGGTCACCGCGGGAATCTTCTTCCGCTGCCCCTGCAATGTAGGCTCCCCACTATCGATATTGACGGTCTGAAACTGCGGCAAGAACGCCAATCCTATTACGACTTGCGAAGCGGGAGTGCCCAACGTGATCGTCCCCGTCGCCGAAACCACAGTCGGCGGAATCACATTGCCGTCCGCCAACCCTGTAACCGTGGCCCCCGCCAAATGCTGCAAGCCGCCAATGACCGTGACAGGCGCAGTCATCGTCCACGACCCGGCAGGCTGCGATTCAACAACCCCACCCGAGTTCGGCACCACATCGATAATTGGAGAGAGGATATTGGCCGTGACATGCTCGGAATCGATAAACGCCGTAATCGAGGCAATCCCACCGCCCATCCGGATGACGGACCCCACGTTCGGAGCCGAAAAGACTGCCGCCGACGCCGTGAATGTCGCGGTATTGCTCAGGGTCACAACTGCATTCGGCGCGCTCGCGAACGAACCGCCTTGCGATCCTGCCGGATCGTTAAAAACCAACTGCGGATTGAGATAGCCCGACCCCTGAGAACTGAACGTGATGCCAGTAATCGCGCCACCGGCAATCGTCAGGACCGGGACCGCACCCGTGCCAGGCCCCGGCGGTCCATTGGGAATCAACGGAGCATCAATCACGCTCGCCGTAGTCCCCGCGGACCATCCCGAGTTCGTTGCAATCGACGTAACGCCCGTACAAGCCCCAAGCCCCGTCGCCGAGCTTGCCGTCAAAGAAGCCGCGGGAGTCGGCTGCGAAAGAGACAACCCGGCATCAACGGCCCACACGTCCTCTGAGGCGAGCCATTGCCGGTTGTCCATCCGCTCGATCATGTACGCGGTATTTGCTCCGGGAAATCTCTGCGTCGCGACATAGAGCGCATTGTTCGGAGGCTCAACTACAGAGCAAACACTGACGAATATTCCGTTCGTATCGTGCCGCGACCATCCTGCAATCTGCTGCGACTTGTAATAGGTCAGGCTCAACATAACGCCGTCGCTACGCACCGCCCACAACAATTTATAAGGCTGCTCGCACCACGCATGTTGCAGGATCGTATAGTTCTTGAACAGATGCGAAGAATTTTCCGTGATGTCGATTGGCTCAGACAGGGCATAAAGCTGATAAGGAAGATCGCGATAGTACGATCCTTGCGCCTCCACATAGATCACGTCGTAATTGATCTTGATCGGAGGAACGGTTGGGGAGCATCCGCTGAATGCCTGTGTAGTGACGTTCTGGCTTGACGGCGAAATCTCCTGCACGTTCGTAGCAAACGATCCCGTACCAACAAGGAGCCAAGCCGAGAGTCCCGTCATCACCAACAAACCACCCGAAGTCGGGACCATCCACTGAATGCCGTTAACCTCGAACGACCACGGCGATCCTGTGATGGCATCGGAATCAATCGTCGGAATCCGCGTATCGAAATTGGTGAATGCGCCCGGCTGCGACATATAATACGTGTCGGGATTATTGAGCGTGTTCGCGTAAGCACGCCGCTCCTGAAAATACGAAACCGTCGAGGGATAAGTCCCGGTCTCAGGACCGATGGTCAATTGAGCCGTCGCCGAGCCGCCACCAACCACGATGACATTGACCGTATCTCCCGGCTCAAATCCGCTGCCTCCGTCCGCCACGTTGATTTGCACCAACACGCTGTTGACGATGATCGGCACAAGAACCGCGTCCGTCCCGCCCGCGGTTCCAAACGTAAACGTAACCGAAGTGACCGTGCCAGAGCTTGTCAAGACCTGGACGGACTGAATCTGCCCACGCGCAAATGGGTCTTGGTGCGTCGGCGGAACCTGCGCATAATCCGCAACGATATTGTTGTCGGCGAAAGACGCCCCATAGGCTTGTCCCGCAAACCCGTACAAAGCGCCCCCCGGAATCGGAACAGGACCCGGAAGCGGCTGGGCCTTATAGACGTTGTATTCTTGAACGCCAGGAGTCGCGGGCGGCGTCCATGTTATGAGAATAGTCCCAGCCGTGCTCGCAACATCTACTGCGTTGCTGACAAGAGCGATGTTCGACGCAATACTTTCACTGCCGTCTGTCGGGCTTACCGCCGTCACCACATAGCCGTAGTCTGTGCTCCCGGCCGAAGTGGCGCTGCCCGTAGCATTGGTCGGAGGCAGCACGGATGGTTCCGGAACGACAGCAGTGAAATTCCAACTCGTATCCGAAACGCGATTCAAATCCTGCGCTGGATATTCGGTCTGCGTTATCTGATTCACACAGCAAATCGACATCACATCGGCCGACTGCGTGAATTTCAGATAGTCCAAATCCGCCTCGGCGTAGATCGTCGTGAGCGTGAAGATTCGCGACGCCAATCCTCCCGCCGTATAAACCCCGAACGCCGTCGAATTGATCGGATTGCCGTACACATCATGGAGCGTCAGAGAACTGCCGGCAACAAGCGCAATCACCGCAGTCAGGCCGTTTAGCTGCGTCATTCCGCCAACACCGGAAATCTCTATCCAATCGCCAGCGTTGAAGAATGGCACAAGAGAAATAGGCGTCGTCGTGACCGTGAATTGCGCTCCGATCCCGCTTCCCGTAGTCGAAGCCTGAGACACCGGATTGGATGGATAGGTCGAATAAGAGCCCGCCACAGAAATAGCGACCGCGTGCGGCGCCATCAATGCGCCAAGGAAAGTCGCACCGGTTCCCGATCCCGACGTGGAAGCTTGCGTGAATGTCCCGCCCGCAGGATTCGCGGTAAAAACACCGGTATTGGTGATCGTGAAGCCAAGCACACCGAGCGTGATATCGAGCTGCGCGCCGGTCAGCGTAACACCCACGGGAGCGCCGCCGCCAGAGTATGAAACAAGCGTCACTGGCTCGTTCGCAGGGGCGGTCGGATTGACGGTATAGTCTCCCGTCAGTGAAATCGAATTGACACTGAGTAACCCGGTCACATCCATCTGACAGGACGCCTGGAATTTTATTCCGGTTCCCGTCGTGCCTTGAACGATAGCCGTCGTCGCGCCCGACCACGTTGCAGGAAACACAGTGCCAGGCGCCGCAATGGTCGCCCCGGAAACCTGCGTGGTCGCGACAGTCAGAACCGCAGGCGTGCTCTGCGTTCCGCCCGTCAGATGAATCGTATCGGCCGGCGCGTAGACACCCACCCCGGAGAAATTCAGTGCGAGATTCAGAAGGAGCGTGTTTGTAACCGAGAGCCTTGTCGGCACCGAAAAGATACCGCCCGCCAGCGTTACCAAATCCGCAGGCGCATAGGATTGCGATATTCCTGAATTGACGGGCACCGCGGAAGCCGCCGCCGCGCCCGTCCCGTTGACCGTGATCACCAACGGATTCGCGTTCGTCGCCGCCGTGATCGTCGCTTGAAGATCGGTCACGAACGCGCCGTTGGAAACGACGCGCATGTAGAAATTGCCGAATTCCAGTGCGAGACCTTGATTGATCGAAAATTGAAACGGGATCAGGCGCGGAGGAAACGAGCGGCCGGTTTGTTTGGAGAAGCCTACAAATGCCGTACCGGCGCGAGAATATGCACCTCCTTGATATCCGACGTACAGATTCCGTAAGGTCGCACAGGCAATGTGCAAACGCGCAAGATCGAAGCGACCAAATAAAGCGGGCGCGACTTCGCCGATGGTGAAGGCCGGTAAACTGACAGGCACCGACATTGTTTGGTCCTATCAATAGACCGAGCCATCGCTAAATGAGAGGCTGTCATAGCCACAAAACAAATTTCCAGGACCGCCATATCCGCCCGAACCACCCCACCATCCACGGCAAGTACTAGTATCCCGCGCCGCCAACCAATCGACCGGAATGTCGTTTTTTGGTGTTCCCTCGTTCCCATCCGTCATACGAGCGTTCATTACTTTTTCTTTCGCAATCGCGATTTGTTGCCCTCTTAATTCAAGACCGAACTTGCGATCTTTTTCGATCCAAAGCGGCAGCGCCACTTCGCTCGCGAGATAAGCAACGAGTGCAGCGCGAAATTGCACATCCCAATTGCTCGGATAAAGCATCAGGCGCGTGTAAACAAACATTGCGTTCTGCACATTTGTCAGAATCACGGTTCGCCCTTGCGGGGAAACACCTTGGGTTTCCCAAGTGATTTGTCCTGCGGGTACGGGATACTTTGTGTCGGTCGCCTCAAGCCACGGCGCCGGACGCAATCGCGCTCCGACGATTGGTTGTTGGCCAAAATTCGTCATGAGCGGCGCACCCGCATTCGGCGGCACGATATTCCCTGCGGGCGCTCCTGGATTTGTTGGAAGGTTGTACGGCAAAAATCTTCCCTTCATTCCGTCAATGGGCCATGCGTATTCATACTGAAAAGGGGCAATAACCTGTGTGCCTACATTTGGCGTATTTCCCGAGGCATCAGCCAGCAACAATAATGGAGCCTGAGCCCGCGCGAAGTTCCAGTGACAAGCGCGGAGCAACTGACGAAGGCATTGCCAATATGCGCGGAGCAAAACTTGTGCGGCGCGCGTACCTTCTTCGATATCACCGATGGTGACCGGCGACCCTATCGCGTCAAGACTCTGTTGGGCCACATCTGTCGGCGTCTGTGCCACGGTCTAGCCTTGCTCGTTTTCAGCCGTTGCGAGCGACGCCTGTTCGTCCGCTGCTGCTGGCTGTATCGCATTGAGTCCCATAAGCGACGGCACCAGGCGGCGCCCCAGCGCCGCAGCGAGGGCCTCGATAAAGCCAGGTTCCCACGTCGCCGGGTCGGTCACTTGTCCAGTATAGACGAGATTGCCATTTGGCACATCGCAGAGAATCACTTTCTGTGCTGGCGTAAAGGAGGTGTCGTTGGCCAGAAAAAACCGATTCGGCTGCGGATCGAAATTGAGCACAAATAGTGGCACTGGCTTGACAGCGCGCACCTTTAGGCAGTCGCCTGGATAGGCATACTCGAACAAAAACCCCGGCGGCGGATTCGTTGCAGGGTTCCAAACAGTCGGCGGCACATACCCGCCAACTGGTGCCGACTTCAACAGCGTCATCGTCAGATTGCGCTCGGCAAAATCCCAATCATTCTCGACCAGCACGGCGTCGCGAGTCTGGGCGTAGATATCGAGCGCAGTTTTTGCCGCCGTCGAGCCGTCATACAGCGAACCCACACGGAGTTTATAACCAATTCGCCGCAGCGAAAGATTGATCATGTCGGCTGGACTGGTGACGGAAGCGGGCATTAATCGGGCCTCGTTTCGCCGATACTCTCAAACGCGGCGCCGGAGTTCAAGTAAGCCTCTGCGGAATCGGGCCGCCCATACAGCGCCATCGAAAGTTCACTTGAAAGCAGGCGCACCACAGCTTCCCGGAAAAGAGCATCCCACGTCGATTCATTCGGGTTGTTGTTATAGACCGCCAGCGCCCCAGCGAGATTGCACTGAATCACCTTCGTCTGTGTGCCGCTCACGAGAGTATTGGCCACGTTCCAATTCACCGGGAGCGGATTGTTTGGATCAGAAAGCGCTGGCGGCATAAGCTGCCAGACTTCGATGCCATTAGGGGGGTAAGTGTACTCTTGGGTGTAGGCAGGATTCGTCGGCGTGTTTCCTGTGCTCACCAGCGCGACGGTATTGCGCGCGAGGTCCCAGCCCCATTGACGAGCGACTGTTGCGACGACAGCGCTGTAGAGTTTGGAGAGGGCTATGCCTGCGGTCGAATTATCCCACGTCGGATTCTGGCCGCCGACTGTCGGGGCATTATCCCCTGTCAGTTGTAGGGCTTCATTGGCTACGTCGTTGCTCGTCGCGGCCATCTACTGAATCCCATATATTATGATCGAGCCGGACGTGATGTTTCCGGAATCCATCAGGACTTGGAAGCCATCGACGACGCCTGCGGTGTTCCAATATCCGGACGTTTGCCCTACCCCGAAGAAGCTCGTTCCGCCCGCGGTCAGGTAGGTGATTTCTCCATAGACC